AGGTGTATGAGTCGTTTGTGATTGGCTCATATTCTTCATATGTTTTTTTCTCATCTACATACCTAACTAAAGGAGAGTCATAAACAAAAGTGGAACCAGTTATGCGATTCTTTGGTATTTGAAGCTGCATGATTGTTTCGTCTTCTGAGTCGTCACCACTAATTAATTTTTTCTCGGTAATGAAAATAGTGACCGCACATTTTTGCTGAATAGCAAGTGATCCTCCAGTATCTGACTGTTGAACTACTTCTCTTCTTTCTTTCATTCTATTAGCGTTTTCTTGGGCAGTAATAATCAAAACGCAGTTCATATCTCTAGCTAACTTTTCAAGTCTGACCATCATCTCTTCGAACTCTCCCCATCTAGGCTTACCTTTTCCTGCCCCCCTAGTAAACATAGATTGAATAGTATCTATAACTACAACGTCTGGGATAGAGTCTGCATGGCCCATAATGTCTCTAAGCCATCTTTCTAGATCTTCAAAATAGGGAGTATCTGGATCATGTCTAACCATGAATCTGTCGCCCCACTCTGATAATCTATCCTTAAATACTTTAAGATTTTTTTCTTTTTGCTCTTCCGTCCAAGTTCTTGCTTCTGCATATACATTCTTCCCAATGATTTGCGTCATCAAAACTCTTTCCCAGTGCGTAACTGCTTCTTCAAAGTTTACGAACAAGACCTTGTATCCAGTGTCAGCCCAGTGATTAACCAAGCATTTTGCAAAAGTGCTCTTACCCTTACCAGATGGAGCGATGATTGCATGCACAGCACCTTTAAAGAATCCACCTTGATCTGTGTAGCCCATTGCTCTATTTAAGGACTTATACTGCGTAGGCAAAAAGTTTGGTATGTCTAATAAATTGTCTGCTCTTTTTGATATGTCGAAAGCAGTTGTAACATTATCTAAAGGATTATAATTTAATTCTGTTTCAAGATCTTTAATTTCTGAAGTTATCTCAGAAATTCTCATTACATCTTTATCGGTTTTTTCACCTTTTTGAGTTAACAGTATTTGAAGCTCTTGTAAATAATCAAGCTGTTTTCTCTTGTTGGCTTTATATTTAATTATATTAACAACTGATTCTACAGTTGATAGATCGATAGACATAAGAATATCCATCATTGTGTCAACCCCAGCTACGCCACCTAAAGCTGAGTATATATCAGTTTCTGATTCTAACCATATCCTAAAAGCCACTGCATCTACTGTATCCAATTTTGTAGTATGATAATAAGATATTAATGCTCTATAAAATTCATTAATACCAGTTTGCCCATGTATTGAGCCAACTATAGACTCGGAAAGATTGGATTCAAAGAATCCTATAGCCCCTGGCGTTCTCATCGACAATGCAAAAACTTGATATTCAATTGGGTATTCTTCAGTTTTTTGAGGCTCTACTGATTCATCCATTTTTCTTTTTATTGTCTTTCATTTTTTTGTAATACTGCTTTCGTCTTTCTGAGTTAGCCTTTTTGGCTTTTATATAAAAAGGATTATTTTTAATAGACTTTTTTTCATTATCAATAGATTCTAAATTAGAATTGCGAATTGCATCTAGCATTCTATCATAAACTGATTGCTCAGTTAGTAAATCATTATATCTAAAAACAATAAGGGCAATACCATGCTGTTTGCATAATTCCATTTTTCTTTCATCTCTTTTTTGAGCTTGCTCAAACTCATATTTAGACTCAAAAAATCTTTGCGTATAATAGAAATGCTGTCTTCCATGATACTCTGCTGCAAGATTATACTTTGGGCAGTAGACATCTAATTTTAATCGTTCACCTATATGAAATTCATTAACAATTTTTTCTCCAGGAAGAAGCTTCTGCAGTATGCTAGTTAATGCTGCTTGACCTCTCGACATCTTTTTATGATGCTCTTTAAGCCATGAAAGCACCAAAGAGTTTATTCTTTTGTTAAGCTCATTGATCGATAGCCCAGATTCTTTTGCTATTTGTGATAAGGACATTTTAGTTTCAAATAATAAATCTATAAGAAACTCATTATCATCTAATGATTCGTCCCAGCTTTTCTTGGGCATTTTTATATCACTTTACTTTATTAAAGGACCTAGCTAATGTTAAGGATTTTCCTAAATCCATAATAGACATATTTGTTTTTTCCCAAATCTTTGGCGCTATTGCAGAACTAAACATTGGGCAGTCGAGAATGCATAAATTATGCTCTCCACTAAACTCAGAGATCTGAGCGGTAACACTATCTACTTTATCATAGAAGTCATTATAAGGAACTTGAATATAAGATGATTGATTTCCAAAGTTTCTTGAGATAAGACCTTCATTTTGAAAACTAATCACTAAAGCGTTTTGCTCTTTAAAATATCTATTCATAAATATTTTATAAACATCATGGCTATTATTAATGTAATAATCTAAATAGTTTGCATCATAAAAAACTTCATCATTTATGTCTCTTATTTTTGAGCTAGTTAACCCAGAAAGCTCTAGTGGTATGGCCTTTACAAAATTTTTATTATTGTTCGTTAATCCAGATATGACAGATCGAACAAAGTTTTTTGGAGGTCTTTTATCTCCTCTTACTTCGCCAGCTGCTGAAAGTATCGAAGATCTTGTATAGGTTACAAAAGAAAATCTATCTTTAGATTCTAACATTGATGTAACTTTAATTATTGTTTGTTTTTCTGCTACAGTTTTCATTATTTATTCCAGTTCACTAATACAAAATTTGTATCCATTATTGATTCTATGTGCTGCAAGTCATGAAACTCGCCTTTATCTATTGATATATATCTATTATATTTTGAAACTTTATCTTCATCTCTAGCATAACCTAAGTGCTGCATCATTAAGCCTGAGTGTAAAAAATAATTTCTTTGTCTAACCCATTCCACTACATAGGTAGGCTCTGAACCGCAAGCAAGTTTTTTGTCAAAAAAAGTTCCATGATCCCTATATCTAAAGATGCGAGAACTATTATTTGGTGCCCATAGCTTATCTACTCTATATTGAGTTTCGTTCCACATGTGGTAAAATCTTACATTTACCACATCATATGGCGATTGATCTAAAACATGCTTTAAATCCAAATCCCTATCTTGATAAAGCATTTCGTCACAGTCAATAGCAACCACCCAGTCACCTTCTTTTGCAAACTTCTCTAGGTTGCGCCAAGCGTTTGACCTTAAGTTGCCTTCGTTTTCTGTAAACAATGTTTTATCAGTCTTAAAAACTTCTGCATATTTAGATGCAATTTCTGCTGTATTATCATCAGAACAATCGTCTGTAAAAATAATTTTATCTACTTGTGTAGATAGTCTTTGTAATACTGGTTCAAGAAATCTATTTGATTCATTTTTTCCAACCATCTGTGCAATTATCATATTTAAATCCTAACACTAACAAGGCAGGGTAGGAAGAACCTACCCTGCCCCAAAAGTACTATTAAGCAGTTAACTCTTCTACCTGCTCGTGAGCTTCTACGGAAGAGATGCGCTCAATGTCTGTTGACTTTACGAGCACCTCACCAGCAACGCCTCGACGACCCATAGCTAGCTTTTGGGCATCGGTCTTGTTGTTGGCCTTTACTAATGTGGTATTGGTAACCGCAAAATACTTGAACTTGTTCTCTGACATTTTTTTTCCTTTTATTTAGTTGGATAATGGACTGCTATATATTCTATAGCATCTTGCAGGTTGTCTGCAAGCTTTGTGGCCATATATTTCATATATGGTCGATCTTTGTTTTGATTAGAACACATAACTATACATGGCTGATTGTGCATTTTGGCCCAAGCCATTTCAAAATCAGTTCCTATATAAGCTCTATCTTCTAGCATGTATTCTACCAGAAGAATATCTGATCTCTTCTGCATAAATACATTTTTTTGAACTATTTCTTCTGCTGTCATAGAAGAGTCTTCAGGTATAGAAGTAGGATCTAATACCTTATAACCTCTCTGTATCAGCAGGAATGTTGCCTCTTTGCGCCAACCAGTAGCGTAATCTCCAACATAATCCATAGCACCCGCCAAATATACTGTAAGGCTCATGCTGGCCAAACGTATTCTAAGTCTGATGGTTCGCTAAAAAATTTTGAGTAATACATAAAATCTTTTCTCAAAAGGTTTGATCTATGTGATCTGTGAAAATCTTCTGACCCAAACCATGGTGGCATTATAATAGTTGAGTAGTCAATTTCTTCAAATGCCATATTATTTTTATATCCACGATTCATCCATTCGGCTATGGTGTGATTTTGATACAGTTTAAGAGCTTCCTCATAACCTGTCCACATTCTTGTTACTGGATGATTGCGCCAACCTTTGCTTTCAGTTCTTTCTAATAAAATATTTAGAACCTGAAATGTCTCAACACGCTGTTTACCTAACCGACGATAGTCGAGCACTCTTACTGACTGTATAAAATCTGGGTATGGTAGAAATGTTTGCATTACTTTTCTTTCTTGAACTCAGTGAAGGTTTTATCTCCAACACCATAATACTCTCTTGCTAGACCAGATGCAACTATGTCTGTATTTAAACATGCCCCTGCTTCATTCCATACTCTAGCAAGAACTCTTCCATATTTTTCGTTCTTATCTATAATTGTTTCAATCTTTACTTTATGATTTGCGGCGGTTAACCACTGATCAGTAAACTCTTTAGCAGCTAAGCCCATCTTTTTTTCTTCAAGATTAGAAGTTCTACTCTCTGGCGTATTCACTCCATAAAGACGCACTCTACCCTTTTTTAGGGTGTCAAAACCAAGGTCGATAACAATATCAAATGTATCGCCATCAACTACTTTTTTAACTTCTGCGTTATATATCCAGGGGTTTAATTTATCTGTCATTTTAATCTCTTTCTATGCCCATGTGATCACATGCTTTTCTAAAAATTTCTCTACTAACTGGAAAGTACTTATCTGCATGACTAACTCCTTCGCCAGGCTTTGGCGTTGAAGCGTGCCAGCTGTGCCCAATTGATACAGAACCATCATAGACCACATTATATCCCAAATGTCTAGCAAAGTAGGAGCACCAGGTCTCTTCAAAGTAGTGAGGAGTGGGCAAGAATGCGCCTATTGCATTTGGGTATAGTTCTCGATATTTAGCGTTGTTTGTCATGTCATTCCATACGTCTCTTCTAACAAAGTATGCTGACCCAGAAACTGTTACGCATTCTAGTTGGTCTTTATAGAGAACATCATTTGGATCATGCTCTCTCCATCCCCTATGTTTTGGTGATGTATTTGTGCCAATAATGCCTGCGTGAGTTATGAAACCATTTTCATCTCTTTGCTTTGGTCCAAGTATGTGTATGTCTGGATTGTTAGCAAATATCTTTTCTATATTTAAACAATCTTCGCTTGTCATCCAAACGTCACCATTTAAAACTCCAACAATCTCTGCGGAACTAAAACTTGCCATCATATTAATAGCAGAAGAGTATCCAATATTTTGTCTTAAATATGTTCTATTGATCCAATAACGCTCTTCGTTTTCTCTTAACCATGGAACAAAGTTATCTGTTGAATCATTATCTGTAATATACAAGTTCCAGTTTTTTGTGAGCGCGCCATTTGGACTATACATATCTGAATGCAGAGTGTCCAAAAATCTCTGCAATAGTGTTCTAGTATTGTGGTTAACCACACATAAATCTATCATCATCACCACTCTTCGTCCGAGTAATCGTTTTCAGGATTAAAATAAGTTTTTTCTGACCATTCATATATCATCTTTGATACATCATAACAAGATTGTTTGTCCTGTTGGCTTGTATATGTACTTGCAAGATTATTATAAGTTTCTGCTATGTGGTGCATAACTGATAGATCTGCAACAAAAATTGCTTGACCTGGAACAATCTTGATGGTTACTTTCTTTTTTTGATTTTGTTTTTTACTCATTTTCTTGTTTTTTCTTTTTTATTTCAGCTGCTTGCACTTCTTCATCTGGGACTTTGTGTACGCATAGCTTTTTGTTATCTGGTTGATATGTTATAAACAATATTTTTTTATCTTGTAAAGTATACCCATCAGGTGGAGCAGATTCTAGCGCAATTTTTTTGGATGCGCAACCAAAAACCTGACTTAATCCATCATACATGACTATGTAATTTAATTTTCCAGCTGCCATTGATCAATCTCTCTTATTTCTATGTTATTTTTTTCTAGGAATAGTTTAACATTATTCCAATCTGAATACGAATCATCTTTAATATAAAACAATTTTTTTACAGTTGAGTTTACAATCAACTTTGCGCAGGTAAAACATGGAGGCCCATTGACATATATGCTCGTAGCCTTAGAACTATAATCTGAATGCAAGAACGCATTTTGCTCTGCATGAACAGCAATGCAGTTGTCGTATATTGATCCCGGCTGACTATTCATAGTATATCTTGGGCAGCCGCCATCTTCGCAATGAATATGGTTTTTGGGCCCACCATTATATCCCATGCCTACTACATGACCATCTGAGTCAACAAGTATTGCTGCGTACTTCTTTTTTCCGCATGTGGAAAATATATTTGCAGCCTCAAAGCATAGTTTAATAAACTGTATATTTTTTCTTTTAATCATAGCTAACGATATATAGATAGATACCCTAGTATAAAAGAAACAAATATATTAATTGCTATAACAATAAACTTTGATCTTCCATTTTGCCCTAAAGCCAAAGTATATAAACCAATGTTCCAATTGATTAATGCTACATAGAGTAGCAGAAAAAAGAAATTGATCATTATGATCCCATTAATGCTTTCATTGACATTGGAAATTCTGGTTGAATAAGTTCATGAACAGCTTTTGCATATTTTTGAATCTCAACTTGAGAATCTTCTGACAATCTTTGCGTCAAGAATAAAATTACTGACTGAAGCGAACATGACCATCTGTATATTACGTACATAGAATAAGCTGGCAAAAATAGTCTAGCCTGTTCTGCTGCTATTCCACCTTCCATAGCCATGTTATATAGAGCTTCACCTTTTTCTGCATATACCATTAGCTCCTGTGTTAGCATTGAGCCAATAAATG